AAAGGCAGATCAACCGAACAGCCTGTTTACTAAATGGACAGAAAAGAAAAAGCGATAAAGTAAACGCCCCCGAAGGGGCAAAATTAAACTTAGATCAGGCCACGACTTTCAAGATCTAAAGCATATCCGATTGGGTCTACTTTTTCTTGATAGTTGTAATCTGTTTTCGAGGTCTTGTCGATAAGAATAATTAATCGAGCATCTTTGTCTTTTTGACTAATCTGCCAGATATTACTATCGAAAAAGTAAGTGTAAGTTTGGTCATTTATAAGAACCCTATAAGTTCCCTCGTCTTCATTGTTCACTAATCCTTCAAGTTTACCTTGTATGGACAATTGTGTCTGATGACAGTTTCGACCTGTTTCGTGATTTGCTAACCAAGAAACATTTACTTCTTGACCGACCCTTGGTAAGAGTTGAGCTTGTATTAGCTCTTTGTTACCATCCGTCCGCAGAACGTAAGGGGCTTTGAATTGATTGATCTTTGAGACTTTGTTTCCAAAGTACAAAGAGTCACATCCTAATTCAGACATAAGAATTTCTCCTATTGGTTTAATTGGTTTTCAATTTTCAAGTTTCTGAGATTTTACTCTCAATCCTATTATAATATAATTAATTAGATTTGTCAAGTATCAATTTTTTTAGGATTAATTTTTTAGGGGGTTGACTTCTTAAATCTATTATGATATAATTAAAATGTTCACAAACAAATCAAACCAACATGAGAGATTCATTTTCTTTTCTTTCTAAACTTCTGGCTTTGACTTCTAGTTCAAACAAGAATGAAAAAGCCGCGGCTCAAGAAAAGCTAGAGCAACTTCTTAAAAAGTACGGAATTACTTTGAACCAACTTGAAGAAAAGGTTAAAGAAGGTATCGAAGACCCAAGTTTGAAAGAAGCTATCAATTGGACTTGGAAAGACGCAAACGGATTTGAACATTTCACAAGAGTCAAACCACATGAACAGATTATTGTTTCAGCTTGCGTAAACTTTTTCAATGGTCGTTTAGTTATCGGCAATTCTTACAAAGGCAAATGCTTCGACATCTTCGCGACAAAAGGCAACAAAGTTCAGATTGATCTTTATGCGGAATATCTTATCGAAGCGTGTGAACGCGCTTTGAAAGATGAACGCAAAGGTGTTCGCGGCGGATTCGATGCGACATTTAATTCAAGCTTCAGAAAAGCTTGGGCTTGGAAAGTTGCAGATCGTCTTGGCAAGATGAAGGCACAAGAAGAAAAAGAAGGACGCCGTGAAATGAAACAAGGCAAAAGAATCAATCTTAGTGCGCTCAAAGTTCGCGGAAAGAATGAGATTGAAGATTCAAAATCACTTGCCTTAAGGGATGAAAAATATCCTAAGTTAAGATCAGGTCGCGGATTTACTTCAGGCGGTTCTGGCTCACGCGCAGGCTATTCAGCAGGCGGCAGGGCAGGGCTAGGCCGACAGGTAGCAAGCACAAGACAAAGAAGGCTTGCAGGTTCTTGATAATATCGCCCCCAGAAATGGGGGTTTTTTATTGCTTGACAAATTGAATTAATCTTATTATAATAAAATTGTACGAAACAAATCAAACCAATGACAAACGAACAAAGATACAAAGCTTTCTTAAGATGGGAAGCAATGATTGAAAGAAGAAACAACCGCCTTAAGCAACAAAAGCAAGAAGCTTGGTTGAAAGAGATAGAGGAGGTTCAGTAATGTTCAGACCTTACACAGTTCCCGCCGATCACAAAGACTTTCAGGTTGGCGATCAGGCGCACATCACTCTTTACACAGATACAAACCCTTACACAGTTATCGAGAGAAAGGGCAAGCGTATCAAGTTGCAAAGAGCAAATGCCAAGATTGACCCTACTTGGAAACCAGAAATGATTGCAGGCGGATTTGCAGGCCATTGCGTAAACAACAGGGAGCAAAGATGGATTATCACAGAAAATCCTGACGGCGAAATTACAGAAGGTTATCTTGGCAACGACAACGAATGGTATGAAAAGGGAAGCAACAGGCGAACTATTATCAGCCAAGGATGGGTTAAATTTTACGACTACAACTTTTAAAATACTGCCCCTGAAATATGGGGCAAATTAATTTTAATAAAATACTTGACAAGTTCAATCAATCTTATTATAATTAAAGAGTAGGAAACAAATCAAACCAATGAAAAAAACAATCTTCAACCAAAAAACACAAACTTGGGCTTTGACTCAAATGACAAATAAAGAAATCGCTGAATGGGAAGCACAAAAAGCAACAAGACTTCAAGAGCTAAGAAACAAGTTAGGAATTAAAGCTGCTAGGTTCGCCTAGTAGTTTTTTAAAATAGGGGGTTGACAACCCCTTTTAATTTTATTATAATAAGATTGTTAATTAAACCAACCAAACAAATGACAGTTACAAAAACACAAACAGTTGAAATTCTAGCTCAAGAGTATTGCGAAAAGATCACAGAAGCTAACGCTGAATGGATAAAGCAAGTTCATTTAAACGGCGTCAAAGAAGACGGCTACAAATGCCCTTTATGGTTCGATGAAGATGGCAACTATACAGGCGAAGAAAATCCTAATTACTTCACTTACATAATCGGTAGAAAATACTTAAAGGTTGTTGCGATGGAATGGAAAGACGATGCACAATATGGCAGAATCAACGCCGCCCCAGCAGGCTATCAAGCGCAAACAGTTCACGCTTTTGTTGATAAAAAAACAGGCGATGTATTTCTTCCCGCAAGTTGGAACGCCCCTGCTAAAGGTGCAAGATTCAATCTTTTCCAAAACAAAGAAGCACTGTTTGAAGGAGTTATGCGCAGCCCACATGGCGGTTATTTATACCGCTAATCCTTTTTTGAATTTTACAGCCCCCGAAAGGGGGTTTTTTAGTATCTATATCTGCGGAAATTCTGGCGTGTAATCTACATACCAACCTTCAAGGTTTTTTTCTTTTGCTATTATTTCCGCGTTTTCAATATCTTGTATTATTCCCTGTCTAAACTTTTTCGCTTCTGCTGATTCGTTAGGTTCTGGCGCGATGTTCAAAACAACTTCATTCATTATTGTTTGCATCCTTTTTGCAGATAACAATGTTTTTTACCTCATTCAAGGTTATTCTAGTATAAGTTACTTATAAATGTAAGTCATGCCCAAGGGAACAGGTTACGGCTCCGCAATGAAGCCTAAAAAGAAAAAGAAAAAAAAGGGAGGTAAAAAGTAATGGCTAAAGGATTATTTGAAAAACTGAACGACATGAAAGGTTCAGAATCAAAGCCGAAGGAAAAGAAGGCAAAAGCTAAATCTGACAAGGACTGATGCCCCGCAGACGCTTTAGAAAAGTCGCTAAGGACAAAAAAACAGGTGTTCCTAAGAAGTACCTCTCAGGGGCAAAGAATAAAGGTGCAAAGGCGGCAGAAATTAAAAGAACTTCTGAAGCCTATAAGCGCGGTGAATTTATTGATATTAAAGCTGTACAAAAATCAAGAGTAAATCAAGATGGCACCAAAAAAAAGAAAACCCGCAGCAAAACCACTAAGCGCCGCAGTAGAAAAAAATCTTAGAGAAAAAGCTAAAAATTCAAGATTTACTTTGACTCAGTTAAAAGCTGTATATAGGCGTGGACAGGGTGCCTATTTATCAGGCGGATCAAGAAATGTTTCAATGGCGGCTTGGGCAATGGGTCGCGTTAATAGTTTTATTTCAGGTAAAGGCGGCGCAAGAAAAGCTGATGCTGATATTATGAGAAGAAAATGAAATTAACAACACGCCAGAAAAACACCTTAAAAAAGCATCAGGAAACACACGGGCATACAAAAGGTCATATGGATTATATGAAAAGAAAGATGCGCGAAGGTATGAGTTTTACACAGGCTCACAGAATGGCTATGAGTAAAAAAGGCAAATGAGTAAAGACCCACGTTTAAAAAGATATGGATTCACAGCTTTTAATAAGCCTAAAAGAACGCCTTCGCATCCAACAAAGTCTCATGTAGTTTTGGCAAAAGAAGGAGATAAAGTTAAATTAATAAGATTTGGACAGCAAGGCGCAGATACAAAACCGCCAAGAAAAGGAGAATCAGATGCAGATAAAGCAAAAAGAAAAAGTTTTAAAGCAAGACACGCAAAAAATATTGCAAAGGGAAAAATGTCGGCGGCCTTTTGGGCTGACAAAACTAAGTGGTCAAGGTAAGATATATTTAAATATTTCAACCCTGCGGGTTTATGTCAGAAGAACAACTTCAGGAGTCCGCGACTTCTGAACCACAAACAAACGCGAGAGAACAAGAACTTTTAAACAGAATTGAAGCACTTGATCGGAAGAATAAAGAAATATTGGATGAAAAACGAAAATTCAGTAAAGTTGAAAAAACGTTACAAACTTTACCTGAAGGCGTAGACGTTCAGGCTTTGATTGATTTTAAAAATAAAGCTGAACAACAAAAACTTGAAGAACAAGGAAATTATAAAGAAGCAATACAAAAAAGCGAAGAACAGTTTCGAGAGCGAAGCGCCGCAAAAGATAAAGAAATCGAAGAACTTAAAGCAAGGGTAAGAGAATTAGAACTTGTTTCCCCTGCTATACAAGCTCTTGCAGAGGTTACACACAACCCGAAACTTGTCTTTGATAACTTCTTAAAAGGCCGCACAGAACTTAAGGATGGAAAGCCTGTAGTCATTGATGGATATGAACGTCACAATGTTACAGAATGGGCAAAAAATTCTTTAGGAAAAGATCACGCTTATTTATTAAAAAATCAACCCGCGCAAGGTTCAGGAGCGCCCGTTGCTAGAACTGGTGGAACTCAATTAAACACAGGAGAGTTTGACCCTGAATTGATGCGCAGATTAGCAAACGGCGAACATACTGTTGAACATGAAATATTTAAAAAATATGGAAGGGAAGGTTGGCAACGCGCAAAAGAAATTGCAAAGAATTACAAATAACAAAAATCAAGGTAATATATAAATAACTATTCAAGGCTGCGCTGAGAATACCAAGGGCTGCGCCCATACTGCTAAACAATTTTATAGGAGTTATCTATGGCGGTTTTACGCTCAGATATTATAATTCCTGAAATTTTCACGCCATACATTATTGAACAGACAACCGCACGAGACGCGTTCTTGGCGAGCGGTGTGGTTCAACCTTTGGCGGAGCTTAACGCTACTGAGGGCGGAGATTTTATAAAAATCCCCTTTTACTCAGCGAATCTTTCAGGTGACTTTGAAGTTCTTTCTGATTCTTCATCATTAACACCAAGCAAAATTTCTACCGATCAACAGATTGGGGTAATTTTACATCGCGGACGAGCCTTTGAAGCGCGTGATTTAGCTGCACTTGCGGCGGGTTCTGATCCTATGGCTGCAATCGGTCAAAAGATCGGCGCTTATATTGCAAACCAAAGACAGAAAGATTTATTCTCTTGTCTTTCAGGTGTATTTGGTTCTATCAATGCAAACGATAGCAATTCAGCTTTCTTTGGTTTAACTATTGATTCAGAATCAGGCGACAGTCCAACACCTCTTTCACCTCGTCATATTGCAAGAGCAAGAGCAATTCTTGGAGATCAAGGAGAGAAGCTCACAGCTTTAGCAATGCACTCAAAAGTTTTTTATGACTTAGTTGAAAGAAATGCGATTGATCGTATTTATGACAACAATGGCGATGCTGATACAGCCGCAACTTCTGGTACAACAGCAAACGCATTTGGTAGCCCTTCAGTTCCTACATTTATGGGATTGAGAGTTATTGTTTCTGATGATGTTCCAACCACAGGTTCAGGAGCTTCTACGGAATACAGTACGTTTGCATTTTCAGCGGGAGCTTTGGCTTCGGGCGAGCAGGCAGGGATTCAAACTGAAACTGACAGAGACATTCTTGCAAAGTCTGATGCTATGAGTATTGATCTTCATTACACATATCATCCTGTCGGTTCTAAGTGGGCTGTAACAACTACAAACCCAACAAGAGCGCAACTCGAAACTGTAGGAAACTGGTCGAAAGTTTTTGAGACAAAAAACATTGGTATTTGTAGAATTACCAACGTAAGTAACCAAGATTAAGGAGAATTAATTATGCCATCACAATTTGAAGCGGTTGCGGGTTCTGCACTTGGTTATTCTGACGATGACACAGGTTCAGTTACGCAAGCCACAAATAAAGGAACGGGAGTTACTTTGAATAAGCCTTCAGGTCTTATAACAATGAATGATGCGGCTCTTGCTGCGGCTGCTGAAGTTTCTTTTGCTGTTACAAACTCAACTTGTACTGCAAATGACAGCATCGTTGTTAATCATGTAAGCGCAGGGACAGCAGGCTCTTATTTAGCGCAAGCGAATACAGTTGCTGCGGGTTCTTTTGCAATCACAGTAACAAATGTTTCTGGCGGTTCTTTAAGTGAAGCAATCGTTCTTAAATATTGCATTATCAAAGGATAATGGGATTATTTGCTTTTAAGCGAATAAGGGAAAAAGAAGCTGCCGTAATGGTGGCTTCTATTCCTAAAAAAACTAAAAAACGTAAATTAAAAACTAAGGTCGAAAATGGCAATAACCATAACAGCAACAGCAGGCAGCGCAAACGCAAATAGCTATTTAACACTTGCGGATGCTAATGCCATTATTGAAGGATTAGTTGAAGATGATGATGTCACAGCGTGGTCTTCTTCAACTGACGATCAAAAAAACCGCGCACTTTTTACCGCAACTGTAAGAATTGATCGGGAAAGATTTCTCGGAGCAAGGGCAACAGATACTCAGGCTTTACAATGGCCGCGAACAGGAGTCAGAAAACCAGACACTTATGTAAACACATATGCTGTCGGATTTCCTTTTCGCATTTCAACAGATTATTTTACAGACACAGAAATTCCAGATCAGGTAAAAAAAGCGCAGACAATTTTAGCCGTTTATCTAAACAATAATAAAAATGGGCTTGGCTTATCAGGCTTAGAAGATTATAAAAGAGTAGGTGTAGGCGGTGTTGCTGTTGAACCTACTTTCAGCGGTGCTGTCGGGGCAGATCGCGTTCCGCCATTATTTGAGCGCTATTTTACAGGCTTGCGTATTTCAAGCCCACTTAACATTTCAATCAAGAGGAGCTAATTCTTATGTATAACGCAGACCCAGATTATTCACTTGGCGGTGAATTAATTACAGACACAGCCGCACATACAGGTAGATTTAAAAGTATTTTTTTTAAAGAAGATACACAAGTAAATACCGCTTCCCATAATTACACAGGAAATAGTATTGACGGCGAAACATTTAAGGCTGGTCAAACTATTTTTGGATTATTTACAAGTATTACTCTTACAAGTGGCGCTTGTATCGCTTATAAAATCTAATGCCAAACTTTGCGGACGCTGTTCAAAAAGCAATAAAAAATGTTGCTTCAATTCAAGGTTTTGGACAAGATGTCACAATAAGAACGATAACTGCGGGTTCTTATAATACAACTACAGGAGTTATTTCAGAATCTAACAGCGATGCGACTGTTAAAGCTGTTCTTGAAGATGTAAATATGCGCGAAGTTAATGAACTTATTCAAGCAGAAGATAAAAAAATTACAATATCTGCTGGTGATGTTACAACAAAACCTACAACAAAAGATAAAGTTGTTATTTCAAATATTTTATATAATATTATTCGTGTTTTTACTAAAACATCAGGCGGAACCGATATTTCTTATACCTTATTTTTAAGAACATGAGACAAATTCGATTAGACCAAATTGGCGATTATTCAGAAGAACAGATAAACACTTTATTATCTGCTGTTGTTTTAACTGCTGATCGAATAGTCAAAGAGGGGTCGCCAGTAGACACAGGAAGGCTTGCAGTTTCTTGGCAGATAGGAGAAAACGCAGAAAGCGGCGCACCCGCTTCAGAAGGCAAGTATGGCTCAGAAGGACTTGGAACTGTTGTTAAAAAAGCAAAAACAATAAACTATAAATTAGGAACCGAAAAATTTAAAAATAAATATCATATTCACAACAATGTTCCTTATGCCGAGCCTGTAATGATGGGAACAAGTTTACCGCCTTCTTGGGGTCAAACATATAGAAGTAATCAAGGACTAAAAGTAAAGCATCTTGATTTACTTGCAAGAGAAGTACAAGGCGAAGTACAAGACTTATATAAACAAATTAGGGGTAAATAATGGCTTCAATAGATTTAAACACAGTAAGAGCAACGATTGAATCTAGAGTTGCAACAGAATTAGCCAGCAGCCCAGCAATCCCTGTTGTTTTTCATAATATGTCTTTTGATAGTAGCGCTGTAACAACCTTTGTTCAATGTCTTACAACATTTGGTGAAAGTACTTATCTTACGCAGGGAAATTCAGATGGAGTTAACAGCGTAAATGGTATTGTTGTTTTTAATATTTTTACACCGCAGGGAATCGGCTCAGGTGATAATTACACAATTGCTAAAAGGTTGCGGGATTTATTTAATAGGATTACAGTTTCAAGTGTGATCTTTGATAGCCCAATAGGAGCCGAGGTCATAAACAACCCAAATCCAGAAGGTCAATTTCAAACACAACTAAGAATGACCTTTGAAATATTCGAGGAACTTTAATGGAATTTACAGAAAAAATGCTTGATGCAATAGAAGCGGTAAAAGGCCGCAGAGATCCAGCTTATTGGGATAGTCGTTGTAAGAGATACATGGAAAAACAAGAAACTTTAAAAAAAGATGTAAAAAAATCAGAAAAGAGTTAAGATATTTATTAATAATTCTTTTTTTTGTTATGGCTATTAAGGGCGATGTCGGTAAAATCATGTTTGAAAATGCGGGCGGTACTGAAGCTGACGTAGGACAAACAAGAAATTGGTCTTTATCTATAACAAAAGATACGTTAGAAACCACAAAACAAGGTGATACATTTAAAACTAATATCGGCGGTTTGATTGCAGCAGAGGGTTCCGCAGAACTTCTTTATAATCCTTCTGAAACTGGTGCTGGTTATACAACTTTTATAGATGATGTATTAACTACTGGTGATAACGCAGACGCTTTATTTGAACTATTTCCAGACAGGGCAACTTCAGCAAAAAAAATAAGTTTTGCGGGAATTATTACTGGGGCAGAATATGGAGCAACACTTGGCGAAATCCAAATAATAAATATCAGTTTTATAACAAGTGGTACCATAACAAGCGCTATTTGATAGATTGAGTTTATTAGTCCACTAAACAAACCAAATGCCAACAAAAAGAACAATAGACCTCCTTACCGATTCATATAAGGAGGAAATGACAACAAGAAGAAAATACGAATTTAAAAACAGTAATGGAGAAAAAATTGTAGATTTATATTTTCCGCCTTTAACCAGACATGATAGAAGACGCGCTCAACAGTCAGCAGGCACAGATGAAGCCTTAACAGTATCAACACAACTTCTTTGCCAAATGGCAGAGTTAGAAGACGGTACAAAGGCTTTTAGTATTGCAGATGCGCCAAACCTACAAAGAGAATTACCTGAAAAAGTACTTAATGAAATTGAATTATTTTTATTTCAAATTGACCTTGATTTAGATACAGCAAAAAAAGAATAAGAGGGGATAATTGGCTAAATTTTGAATTTTTCCTAGCAACAGAACTTAGTAAAACATTATATGAGTTAAGAACTTCTTTAACAGAGGAGGAGCTTATATATTGGGCTGCATATTATGAAGTTAAGAATGAAAGAGAAAAAAGAGAATCTAATCGTCAAAAAGCAAATAGGAGGTAATATATAATAAAGTCTTTTTTTATTTGTGGCACAGGCTAATGTAAAACTTACTGTAAATGCAACGCAAGCCACAAGCGCATTAAAAGGCGTACAGAATCAAACAAAATTAGTTAATTCTGGTGTAAATAGATTAAAAACAGCATTAGCAAGTGTTGGAATAGGATTATTAGCAAAAAATACCATAACAGCAGCAACAAGTTTTGAGAAGTTAAACCAAAGATTAAAAATACTTACAAAGGAAAATGGAACATATAGCCAATCTTTAAATCTTGCAACAGAAGCACAAACAAAATTTGGATTAAGTTCAATTGATGCTTTAGAAGGTGTTACAAATTTACAAGCTAGACTTGCGCCACTAGGATCGACAATGGATGAAATAACGGCAATATTTAATGGATTTAACACAGCAGCAATACTTTCTGGAGCATCAGCACAAGAACAAGCGGGAGCCATGCGTCAATTAACGCAAGCTTTAGGTTCAGGAGTTTTAAGAGGTGATGAATTTAACAGTATTTCTGAACAAATGTCTGCTGTTTTAAAACCAATAGCAGATCAACTTGGAGTGAATGTAGGCGCATTAAGAGAAATGGCAGCAAATGGCAAAATTACAAAAGATGTTGTTGTCGCTGCATTTAAAGAAATAGAAAAAGAAGGCGGTAAAGCATTAAAAGAATTAATAAAAAATGATCCGACAATGGTGTTTAAAGTTCTTAATAATGAAGTTGAAAAACTTTCAATTGAAATTGGTAAAGTTTTAGCCCCTGCCGTTTTAGATGCGGCCTCGGCCTTTACTTCTTTATTAAAAGGATTAAATAATTTTTTAAATACTTCAGAAGGACAAACGGCGTTGGTTATTACTGGTATCGCTTTTGCTGTTAAAGGTCTAACTGTTGCAAATGGTTTTTTATCAGCATCTTTAACTGTTTTAATTGCAAAATTTAAATTAACGAGTGCGGGCGCTATAGCTTTAGCAAAAGCACAATCAACAGCTTCGGTAACGACTAAAGCATTAGCAATAGCAACGGGAGGTTTAACATTAGCTCTTAAGGCTTTACCTTTAGTTGCAATTGCAACTGGTTTTGTTCTTTTAACTAATGCAATTATAAAGGCAATAAATAAACAAAAAGAATTTAACAAATTATTAGAGGAGGGCAGTTCAACAGATATACAAAATGAAATAGATAGAATCACTAAATCAGTTGAAAAATTACAAGAAAAGAAAGACAAGGTTGACGGAAGTATGATTAATATATTTACTGTTGACGAAGAAATAAAACTTAGATCACTCAATGAAAAATTAGATAAATTAAAAGAAAAATTAGTTATTGCTCAAGGTGTTGAATTATTCAGAGATTTTGAAAAAACAAAAAATGCTTTAGAAGAAAAAAACAAAAAATTAAAAGAAAGTGTTGAAAGATCAAAAATTGCGACAGAAGAAGGTAGAAAACAATTTGACATTGAATTAAGAAGGCAAGAACTTATCGAAAAATATGGCGAAGAGTTGGCAAACACGATCTTAGAATTAGAGAAAGAAAATAGAAAACTTGAAAAAGGAGCCGAACTAATTAAAAAGAAAGGAGAAGAAGCTGACAAGTTAAAAGAAAAATTTGCTGCTGTTGGTCAGGAAATAGAACAAAATATAAAAGTTGAACTTAGAGAAGCGATAAAAGGAGCAAAATCTTTTGGTGATGCAATGAATGCCGTATTGAATAAAATACAAGATAAATTAATTGATTTGGCAATTGATGATTTATTTAGTTCAATAAATAAAAAAGATAAAGGAGGCGGAATTGGTGGTTTTATTGGGAATGTTCTTGGAGGTATTTTTGGAGGAGAAAGGGCTAATGGTGGATCTGTTAGTGCAAACAAAGCATTTTTAGTTGGTGAACGTGGTGCGGAAATGTTTGTTCCCTCAACTGCTGGCACAATAATTCCAAACAATAAATTAGGAGGTGGAGACAGTATTACAAATATTGTTAATGTGTCAGTAGATGCTTCTGGAAGCTCAGTTGAAGGTGATAATGCACTATCACAACAACTTGGTCAAACAATAGCTCTTGTGGTGCAAGAAACACTTGTCAGAGAAAAACGTAACGGAGGTTTATTAGCATAATGGCAACATTTCCATCAATAAAACCAGCTTACGGAGAAACTCAAACCATAGAGCAAGATAATATTGTTGTAAAACTTGGTGATGGATATGAACAAAGATTAGTTAGAGGACTTGCAGCAAACAAAAGATACCATCAAATAACTTTAGTTTTTAATATTTCCCAATCAGATGCAGATACAATAAATACTTTTCTTAATGCACGTTTTGACGATCAAGATGCTTTTCAATACACCATAGGAGGCGAAAGTTCTGCAAGGAATTTTGTTTGTATTAGAAGAAATAGTTCAATTCCTGTAAATGCGAGAGTGACTATGAATTTAACTTTTAAAGAAGTATTTGAACCCTGATGGCTATACCACATTCTGAATTACAAAAAATTAATCCAAATTCAATAATCGAACTTTTTGAACTAGAACTTGTCGAGGGTTTGCATTATGCGACAGGAAATCCATCTAATGTTCCGACTATTTACAGATTTCATTCTGGAACTAATATTGATAGTTATGCAAATATTGTTTGGCAGTCAAATACTTATGAAAGATTCCCAGTTGTTGCCTCTGGTTATGAATATACTGGCAAAGGACAAATCCCTAGACCACAAATTATTATGAGTAATCTAGGTGGTATTACAAGATTAGGGTCTGTAATTAGAGTAACGGATCTATTAGCCTCAGTTAATTTAGTAACTCCACATAATGATTTGTTAGATGCCAAACTTACAAGAAGAACTTT